TCAGGAAACTTTCAGGCTGGCCCGGGCGATTTCGCTGAACGCCAGTTCGTCACGCTGCCCCAACCGCGGCAGCCCCTCAGGCCACTCCCGGCTCCATTCGAAGCCGCCCAGCGTGCGCATGTCCTCGATTGCCGAACGCCACCAGACCACCTTGCACGCGCGCTGATAATCATCACCACTCATCACACTGCCGTAGAGCAACTTGCGGCCGATGCCACGCAACTCCCGGGGTACATGCTTGAGGCTCCATTTCACCGAGAGCCGAGCCAACCACGAGGGCACCGGGCGATGCGCCGGCACCTTCAGGGCCAGACCTGGCATCTTCGAATGAAAATGCTCGCCATGCCGGGCAAAGAAGATTTCTAGAATGGCATGCACGTACTGCTTCATCGCAAAGTAATGGCTGATCACGCCGCGCGCCTCGTTGATCGGCGCGCCATGCAATTCGAAGGAAAAGGCGATCTGCTCGATCGTATGCAAGTCACGGGCATACGGCGTCCAGTCGTCAATCCGGACGATGGCGCGCTCGGCGATGCCAACGTTGTCGCGGGTAAAGCCCATCACACCGCTGTTACACAGCCGCAGGTCATCGGCCGGTGCTTCGCCCGACTCCGCAAGCCCCTCGACGAAGCTGTGGTAATAGCTGCTGCGCGAGGCCTCGGCCCAGCTCATTTCCACCTCGTCGACCAAGAACTGCCCGGCATTGACCTGGCTGAACAGCTTTTGCGGTGACTGCAGAAATACCGTATCGGTATCGATGAACACGGTCTTGTCCGCCCACTGCCCGGCCTGGGCGATGGCGCAGGCCTTGCGCCGATGGGTGTAGCCGCCGTCGCCGGCCCAGGCCTGCAAGGTCTGCTCGTCCAGTGCGATCACTTCCACCGGCCAGCCGGCAAAAGCCTGTGGCTGGTCGGTAAGCACGCGGATCACCGGCAGCTCAGCCGGCTTGCAACGGGCCAGGGCGGTGAGAATGCTGAGTTTTGCCTCCAGCTGATAGATCCGGCGCTCGCCATAAAGGAGGTAGATCAGCTGTTGCGTTACATAAGGGACAGGGCTGGACACATTCATCGTGCAGGTCACGGCTAGGGGCATTCATCGAGGGGCGCGCATTCTAGAGGGTTACGCGGCGCAGCTCCACCATTGCCCGCCAGACTGCAGGCGCACGCCCCACAGCACGCGCCTGCAACGCAACGAAAAAGCCTGTACCATTACGGGTTTACCATCGCCAACCAGATCCCCCCTGTAAGGCCCTGAATGTCAGATCTTTCCGCACACACCCCGATGATGCAGCAGTAGCGTGAGATTCGTACCTCAGGCCGCGCCACATGCGGCCTGTGCATCGAACCTGTCTAATACGGCTCGGCCAGTTTCGGCGACTTTCGCCCAGTAAAACCGAGAAGCTTTCGGGCAGTTTTAGACAGCTTCAACAGCCCCGTCCAGGCGTTCTGCCAACCACGATCCGTCCTGGTTCGTCACTTATCCCCTGATCCCACGATTCGTACTTGAATAGGCCGATGTGATAGGCCAGTTCGAACTCCATCAACCCCCAAGCCCGAGCCGCCTCGGACAGCTCCAGCATGTCGACCAGGTTCTCGGCGCTGACCTCTCGACGACGATGGGCGGCATAGGCCATCTCATCGAGCACGGCTGCACGCCCCTCCGGATCGGTGATCAGGGCGAACTGGTCGTTTAGCTCATCAATCCAAGCCTGCGGTATCCCGGCCATCATTCTGCCCTGCACCACCACGACTGCGCATACAGCACGCCGTCGACCTCTTCTACCCCGTTGATGTTAATACCGAGCTGGGCCATGCCGTTGACCTTGGCGTCATGCAGGCGCGGGATGATGTCGGGACCAGGTGTCGGGTTGAACACCCAGGCCTGGGTCGATACCCGGCCCAGCGGCTCGCTGTGGTGGTCGCCAATGTGGATGTCGGCCCGGATGGGTGTGATCTTGCCGAGCTGATTCGTAGGGATGGCCACGCCATTCACGCGGCGGCGAACGAGGAGGAAGTACATAGGGCACCAATACTGTATAGATAAACAGTATCGTATAGCCGGGATCGGTCGCAGGCAATTGCCGATCAGCGGATCAGTGAAGAGGTGGCAAATCCTTACCTCTGGCCTTGGCGATGACGCGGAGCTGGTAATCGGACACCACCTGGAACAGCCACTCAGCCAATAGGCGCAACCGCTCGATCTCTTCCGCCGGCGCGCCACGATTCTGGGCCTGGTGATACTCCCGCATGGCGTCGATGGCTTGCTGAATCAGCGGCTCGCCGGCCTCGACCATCCCGATAAACGTGCGCTTGTCCACTTCGATGACCTGTTCACTTGGTCAGGCCATTATAGATCGACTCGCACGCCAGCCCAGCTATTCGGCTTCGCTCAAGCGCTGCTGCGCAGTTGCCCGCCATTCGGTCAGACTCTTCAAGCAATCCCCCGAGCACCACGACGGCAGAGGTTCCTGTCTTGCGCTGCTGGGTAGCGATGGTGTCGCAGGTGGCTCGGTGGCCATCCCGCAGTCGCTTGATTTCACCGTGCAGCCTACTAGCAGCAGACTCAGCAGCAGCGGCGCGGCCCTGGGCCAGCTCCAGTTGTTGTCGTGCACTCTCACCCTCCTCGTCCGCCAGGACCTGGCGGCGACGTTCTTCTGCTCTGGCCTGGGCCGCGGCGCGCCTGTCACGTTCGGACACCTCACGGCGGTAGTCGGCAAGCTCTGATCTGGCAGCCAAGGCCCCAGATTTCCCCGCTCCCACTCGTATTTCCTGGGTTCCAGCCACCAGAACCAGTGCTATCAGCCACCAGGCCCAGGACGGCACCAGCCTGAGCCAAGTCATGCCAGCACCTTCAACGCCAGGTCATACAGCGCCCTGCGTTCAGCGGCGCCATGCGGCACCCGGCCAGGCTGCCCGGTGTTGATGATGCTGCCGAGATCCTGAATGCGGCCGGCGTCGGCCAACTCGTTCAGCCCGCGCTTCGCCCACCACCAAGCCGCGGACTGGGCGGCATGCTCAGCCTGCTCGAGCAATTCGGGCTCTTTTTCCAGCGGCAGGCCCAGGCCGGAGCCCGCCTCACGGTAGTTGTTGCGCCCGGTCACCTGCAACAGGCCGCGACCGCGGTACCGCCAGCCATCGCCGGACGGCTCCGGCCCGTTGCCCATGCGCCCACCATAGACCTTGTTGGCGATCTTTTCGGGCTGCCGGGCATAGGCGCCGGCGTTCTGCACGGTGAATCGGGTGGGCCAGGTTCGTACCAAGGCGTCGGAGCTGTAGTTCAGGTTCTCGACCAGGTTGCGCAACTGGCCAGACTCATGGCCGACCTGGGCCAGGAACGCAGCCTGACGCACCCGGCTGTCGATCTTGTTACGGGCCATCGCCCGGTTCAGTGCGGGCAAAAAAATGCCCGCAACCGGGCGGGCTTTGGGAAGGATCTGCAGTAACTGCTGCTCGGTGATGGGCATTCGCTTGTCCTCCGCTATCAGACCGAAACACCATGGGAAAGGCAGTAGCCTTTCAGCCAGTCCGTCAACACCGAAAGCTCTTCATCGGTGATCGACCTGGAATAGACAATCGCCGCCATCATGTCGTTGAGCCCCTTGAAGCCATCGCTCGGTATCCGACCAATCTGAATTTTTCGCATCGTGTCTAGGGTGCGCGCGGCTGACGAGGTCGATGCGGCGTTTGCCCCAGTGGTCATGTTTCGCATGACGCTGGGGGCATTGTTGCGAACCCTGAGCGCGATCGGCGTGAAGGTGGCGATGGTGTCAGTCGCGTTCAGGTTGCAGTAATCGGAAAGCTTGTTCTTCACGCCCTGGGCGCGAAACACCGTTTCGCTTGCGGTGAAAATTGCCACGCCACCGCTCGCGATATCGAAGTGGTTACCTATAAAGCCAGGGCGAGGGTCAGCGTTGCCGGTGCTGTCCCGGCACACGATGATGATGGTCATCTCAGCGGTTTCAGAAATCCCGCTTTCAAGGTATCCGGTTTCATTGAACGTGGTGTAACCGTTCATGGCCTGCGGCGAACCAACCACGACGGCATTTGCCTTGCCCGGGGCATAGTTTCGACCAATCTGGGCTTCGCCATCGCCAAACAAGAAGGCTCCCTCTAGGCCGCTCTTGACCGGGATGTTGAAGCCGAAGATGGAAAGGTAGTTGTTTCCGGGCAGAACAACGTCGCCCAAGTTCAATGCGTTAGCCATGGTCTATCCCTTTAGACGCTCAGGAAATATTTCATCAGAAGATCGGCGACGAAACGGCCGCCAACCTCGGAGAGGTGGTTGTGATCTGCCCACAATCCCATCTGATCAGTGACCACCCTAGGCGGCATGAATTCGTTGAGGTTGATGTACTCGACACCAGCCACATCGCGGCTGACCTCGTGCATTGCCTCGGCATAAGAGGACATCAGTCCCAAGTCGCTGGAGGTCCCACCCGCAGTGGGCGTAACCAGGATCACTGCGCAGTCGGGGCTGCCTGTTCGATAAGCAGCAACCAAGGTTTCAATACCCAGCTTGAAAGCCGACTTGGATATGGATTGGTTCCGGTCGTTGGTACCGAGAACTACCACGACCACATCAGGCTTCAACTCTGCTGCATACGCTTGGATGTTGGGCGAAATAGTTCGCCACTGAACCGCCGTCGAGCCTCCATTGCCTGCCTTGGAGAACTCAACGCCAGGTGATGTGCGCCCCCCCATACCGCCGAACATGGTCACCGAGCCAGTGTTGCCCACCAGGTCGAAGGTGAATGAATGGCTGGCGTCCGACAGGCCAGTAATCTCGATGAACTTGCGAAGCCCCGTATTGGCTCCTACCACGGTCACCGGCGCCCCACCATCTACCGAATAGCGGAACAGCCCGGAGCCATCCAGGTAGTACCATTTCAGGCTTTGCGATTTGAGGCCGGTAATGGTGATCGTCTCGGCAGTGCCTGTTGCGGTTACTGCGTGACCATCCAATCCATTAGCAGCAAGGGTCATGTCCGCAAGCGTCCATCCGGCAGACTTGTTCAATCTGGCACCGTTGAGCAATTGACTCAGCGTTGACGACGCCCCGCCCTCGTCAGCGTGAACGCTGATCCATCCCTGCCCTGACTGGCCAAACTTCTCATAGAGCGACAACGACAACGGCCTGGCCGTCTCCGCAAGGTGCTCAGTCCAAGAATCCCCTGTGAAGATCACCCTTGCGATACCGCTTCCTGCCTTCGCATTGGCGATCTTCGCGCGGTAGGAATAGAGCCGGGACCCGTCAGTATTCTTTACCTTGAGCTGGTCTTCGTATGCAGCCAGAGCAGCTTCAATTTGCGAGGTGACCGTGCCTTCAAGGCCTGCAGCATTGACCTTACCATCCTCAAGCCAGAGAACGACTTGCCCATAGGCAGTCACCATCAACGGGAGCATTTGAGAATTTGCACTTGGAAACCTGGAGACGATTTCCTCGGTAGCAGCCTTGCGCAGCGCTGGCGACAGGTTAATCGCCGCGAGCATGCCATCTTCAAGCCAAATCGGGACCTTACCGTCCTCCGATGTAGCCACCGGGATGATGCTCATGCCCGAGTCTTCGGTGGTGTAGAACTTACCATCTACTTTTCGAAGGAAGTCTGCGCTTGGGTAACTGCTGATGAAAGTAGCGTATCCCGCATCATTACGATAAACGTCGACGTGGTTATCGACACTGGGCGAGATAACACTGAAGTATCCGTCGGCCACGGTGCCTGCAAGCCCCAGGGCGGTGCTTGTGTAGATAAGCGCCCCACTCATTTGCGTCGACAGATCGGCCAAAACCTTAGCATTGGTTGGACGAAATACGCCGGGAGACACCTCCACCATCTTTATCTCTGGCGATAGGAACAACTCGTCGGTCTTGTCGATTGTTTCGGTCAAGCGCGCGAGATCTTCTGCTCCGCTCATGTTTACTCCAGGCGAAAAAAAGCCCACCGAAGTGGGCAGAGAATTAGGTAGCCGTGGCGCCTGGCCAAGACTTGGTGTACCAGCGTTCCAGCAAGGCTCGGAGCTGGGCGGTCATTACCGTGATCGGCATGCCGGCAAGCAGCGATGTGAACTCGGCTTCGTCAATGATTGGCAGTTCGAAGAGCTCAAGCGTGGCCGTGTAACGCCACACGTCATCGCTCACAAACTCGGGACCGGTGTAGATGTCGGTAAACCTGGCGCGATGCGGCTTCAGCCCCAGCGGCGTCCGAAGCGGGCAGAGAAACCAGTCGGCCCACCCGATCCCCCACTTGCACCACCCCTCAAACAGCTTGGCCTCTGCTGTCGAGAGCAACCAGCTGACGGGCAGCAGCGTAGGAACGCTGCCGAACCGCCGCCGCTGCATGGCCCGACCACTCGACATCGTCGTCCTGACTATCGGGCTTACGGGCTTGAAGCCGTACCCATCCCCCACTGGCAGCGGGAGATCATCCGGAAAGGTCAGCATCCTCAAGCATCCTCAGGTGCAAAGTTGTCGTCATCCGCGTAGACACGCGCGTCGTAGTTGACCGCCTCCATATCCGCCGAGTAGTCACCCGGCTCGATGGATGTGATGAGGACCGGGTAGCACCACCTGTTCGAGACGCCGAACAGCAAGTGCGGCGGCTCAATCTCCAGGGAAAGATCCGGTTCGAAATCAATTGTCGGGATGATTACTCTGTAGTCGTCCAGGCGCGCTGCAGCCCATGGCCCGCTGACAGAACCATCAGGCCTGCGAACTGCAAGCACATGGGTCTTTCCGGCCTCCCAAGTGAACGGCTCGCTACTTTCAACGATTACCGGCCCCTCTCCATGGGAACAATCAACCATTACCGCGGACTGGGCGTACCCCGGAATGTCATCTGCCACAGCGTCATAGCTGAGGTAACCGCTATTGAGCGCCGAGAGCTCGGTGCTCCAGCTGTAGCTTTTGGTCTGGTAGACCTGCGCCCGGCGCTGCCGCATGCCATACCGCCAGGCTCGATCGCGGTCAGTGACGCCATCGAGCGTGATTTCCTCGACCCTGATGAATGCATCACCGTCCAGCTTGCACTTCACCGTTTCTTCCGCCCAGGTGTTCCCATCCCGGTACTTGATAAGCACGCCGTCGTAGTCATCCGGTGCCGGCAGTGTGAAAGCGCGCTTGAGGGGGCTGGTCATGTTCTGCGGCGTGTACATCTTGCCGATCTGGGCGCGCAGCTCATCGCGCACGGGCGTGATCCGTCCGCGCTCAAGCGTGAACTTCGCAAACCCGGCCTTCAACGCATCGTTCAGGGCGTCCTTGACCGTGCCTGCCTCCTCTACTGCGAAGTCAAAGTAATCTCCCCGACTTTGCCAAGTAGCACCGTGGCGCACGAACTCTTCGATATCCAGATCGTCGTCAGTGGCGCCGGCATCCTCCGCTACGTAGTGGACCCAGGGTGCGATGTTCCGGGTAGCTGTCGGCGCCGACCAGGCGCCATCGACCAGCACCGGCAGCTTTCGCGTGCCGATCACTGATACCTGGCTCTCGGACTGTGCTGACAGCTTGGTACCGCCCCGGGCATAGACCGCGATCACCGTCACGCCGGGATAGCGCAGCGGCGCCTTGTCGATTCTGGCGCGCATGCCATACCACTGCACGCGGTCCTGCTTGGTGTTGGCAGTAGACTCTTCACCGATTCGGCGGACCCGCATTTCCCCGCGCATGTAGGTCGGGAAGGTTACCGCTCGGGTGAAAGCGATCTGATCTCGGCGGGTTGCAGTGAAGGTCCAGAAAACGGAGGTCCAGTCACCTGCCGTGCTGGCATCGCGGTATTGCGCCTCGACCTTCACGCTGACCTGACGCTGGTTGCCGTTCTTCTCGGTGTAGCGGATCAGGCCGCTCGGGAAGAAGAAGTCCAGCTCAACCCGGCGCACAGTCTCGCCCTCCGGGCAGACCACGAACGACCCCGCCCAGTCGCCTTCAGTGGTTGACCCGTCCAGCACGGCGCTCACGCCATTGCTCTGGATAGCGTCGAACCCATCCCACTCATCGTCAACCGAACCGGTGTCGGTCAGGCGGACGACTGTGATCGCTGAAGGCCCATGGCTCTCGTCTTCCGGGGTCTCGCTGTCATCTTCGACGGAATCATCAGAAACTTCCGTGATCCGGTAGCGCATGTCGCGATAGCCGATCGAGGAAAGCAGTTCACCGGTCTGCAGGCCGACAGCGGGAGCGCCGCCGTCATACGCCATGGTCATCGAGGCATCCTGCCCATCCGTTGCCGCCTCAGACTTCACACCAGTCGCAAACACTGGGCTCACACCCAAGATGTCTACGACTGCACCAGTGATCGTCAGGCCGGTACCGGAGAACGGCGCGGCCTGTTCAGCGATCCTTAAGCGCCCGCCGGAGGCACTGGCCGACAGCGGTGTGCCTGCCAAAGCGGCGTTAACCGCCGTGACCAGGCCAGTCAAATCGGTGGTCGCCGTGGTCAGAGCAACGGGGAAATCGCTGGCTCCCCGAGAAACCGTAAAGCTCAGCGGCGTCACATTGAAGTCGAAGCGCGTAGGCGCCGCGCTGCCGGTTACCATTGAGGCGCTACCTGGCACCGCCGGCGTGCCTGGCACCTCTGGCGTATAGCTGGCCACCACGTACTCGCCAGCATTGGCGCCCGATATCTCGATACGCATTCCAACAAACGGCTTTACCATGGGCAGATGCGGGCCGCTGACCACGGTTGCGCTCCCATCAACCGGACCCGTGTATGTGTACGGGTACGGCACCTCGATGCGAGCGATCATTCCGCTGTCCCAACCGAGCGGGAACCAGCCAGCGCCCTCTGGGACGGTCAGCACATGGTCGGCAACCAGCACCGATTCGCCCGTAAACTGCTGGGCCACGGTGGTGGTAGTCGTGAGCGTGAGGCCTGCCCCGCCGGTGCTGGTTGACCCAACCTCGGTGGAATTGTGCCACCAGAGCCGAGCCGGCTCATCAGCCAACGACTCGCCTGGGCCGTAGATCCGGTATCGCGCGGTGCTACCGAGCGATGCGATCGGGGTGTCGCCGATCTTCACGTCGGTCGGGTTGATCTCAAACTCACCCACGCCAACGCACAGCAGCATCTCCACCCACTGCTCCGTTTCGTTGACGAAGTAGTGCCGAGGGGGCACCAGGTAGTCAGGGAAGATTCTCGTGCGGCCGGCGACCTCCCGGATTATGTCCCCCACCTTCACCTGGTTGCCGGTGGTCTTCGCCAGGTTGAGGCTTTGCCCCTTTTGCGACTTGTTCGTCGGGGTGGCCAGCGGCTTCTGGGTGAGCATTATGACGCCGACTGCCACCACGGCCGCCACCACCGCCCACACAGCCACCTCAAGGCCTGTGCCCTTGGGCTCTGGGTAGATGCGGACCGTGTCCATCGGAGAAAACTCGACCTTGCCCCAATGGTCAGGTGAAATGAAAACCCCGTTCACCTCAATGCTGATGGGCGGCGAGGAACGCGGCACATACCCTGGCACGTTGCGCTGCAGCCACCCCTCGATCGTCATCACCTTGTCGGTTCTGTGGCGCTCCAGGGGAGAGCCCTCAAGCTTGCTCGGGTAGAATTCGATCACGGTGATAACTCACTTTCAGGTACTGCTCTTGAAATCGCCGAAGCGGTTTGATGGTCGCCCCGGTGGGCTTCATCTCCAGGCCATGCAGCCGGCCTTCGGCCTCAACGATCAGCGCAACGTGGATGCAGATATCGCCCCGCCAGACGCAGGCGATAGCGCCGACCTCCGGCTCGCAGCGCTCCATGCCAGCGGCTTCATGGTTGACCGCTCGGGTGAACTCCATCGGCATGGTGTTCCGGACATAACCCCAGCTCGGTAGCAGCCTCAGGCCGTACACCTCATGACGCACCGCTCTGGCCATTCCCCAGCAATCGAAGCGCGCTGGACCGCGCCCGCCATCCTCGTAGGTGGCGGCCAAGTAGCTTTCAAACATCACACGTACCTAAGGCAGGGGGCGAAACTCAAGGTGTACTTGCGCCTTGGCCAGGCCAAATTGATGTAGTCGGAGTAGCCAGCCTGCAGTTGCACGCTGGCCCCTTCCATGAACCCGCTGAGCACCGTCATCCGGTACGGCTTCTCTGCAGGTGCGGACAGGTCGGATGACAGGAAGATCCGGAACACCAGAGTGATCTTCTGCCGGGCCTCCAGCGCCTGATCGATCAGCTGCTGCGCTACGCCGGTGACGTTGTCGATGGCAAAGGTCAGCGTCTGGCTACCACTGTCGTCGCGCTTGGGCAGCGCTGCATCGAACGCTGCGGCGGTGAACTTCACCTTGGCCCCTGTCTCGAGGGTGGCCAACACATCGTCGAAGCCAGCACAGAGGTAGATAGGCGCCGGCCAGGCTGGACAGCGAAGCTCAAGGGTCGGAATGATCCACGCCTTGCCGCCAGAGGCATACAGCGTTGCAATCGCGGTCATCGCCCTACCCTTTTTGCCCCATAGGTTTGCTCATAGGCCTTGGCCAGCACGCCGCCTTGGCGGATGTTTGCCACGCAGATATCAAGGATCTGACGACCATCCGGACCCGTTGACATCTGAACTTGCCCTGCGCGACTGGCGTCCTCATACAGGTTGACCTGAGGCGCAGGCTGAACCGGCGCCGGGCCGGTCGCGGCCACTGAATCAGCAGCGGCAGCCGCAGAACTGCCTGGGCCACCAACGAAGGCGGCACGGCCGTCGCTGATGGCCTCCAGCGTGCCCACCCCAATGCGTGCCGTAGCCTCGGCATCAAACACGTACTCGCCGCGGTGCACCGGGCCGGCGACCTCATCCTTGCGTCCGTGTCCCGTGTAGCCGCCATCCATGAAGCCCACACCCGACATCGCGGTCATGCCCACGGCCGAAGCCAGCGGGTTGGCGATAGTGAGCGCTGTGGCCATTGCACCTGGTGCGAGAGCCGGGCCAACGATTGGAATTGCTGCAGTCGAGGCAAATGCAGCCAGGCCGGCCTGCAGCGCTGTCGCCTGGGCATTCGCCGCCATCATTCCCGCAGCGCTCGCCTGGGTGGTCTTGCCAACGAGCAGCTGAACCCCCTGGTAAATGAGCCACTGCGCGGCCATGTCCGCCAGCGCATTGAGCACCGATTCAGCAAAGCCGCTGAGCATGTTGCCCAGAGCATCACCAGCACTTTCAGTCTCTGTAGCAACATCAGTCATGAAGGTGCTCAGTTCGCTTCGAGCACTTCCCAAGATGTTCGTGGTGGCATCTGCTGCCTGGGCGGAGTAGTTCTGCGCATCGTCAGCGAAGTTTGCCCAGGCCTCATGCACCCCGTGCATCCAGTTGGATTGCTGCTCATCTACCGCCGCGTAGAAGTCCTGCTGCGCCTGGAGCCGTTTGCCGAGCTCTTCCTGAAGTACCAGTGTTTCGCTGGCATACAGCTCAGGGGCAAGCTGCCCGGTGTTTCGCTGCTCATTCAGGGTCTGGAGGTCTGCCACGTACTTCTGGCGCAGCGCCAGATCAGCGCGCATACGATCACGGGCCTTGTCTCCCATGCCGATGCCAGCCAGTTCCTGGGCATATCCGTTCGCAGTCGTCTGGGTACCGGCCTGCTGGGCCGCCCTGAAAGCGCTGAGCTTCAGGTCGTCCTCGTTGGCCTTCTTGATTTTGTTCAGCGCATCGAGTTCAGCAGCCAGCTCAAGTAGCCTTTTTTGCTGGACTTTCGACAGATTTCCGAGCTTGCCCTCCTGCAGCTCAAAGGACAGCTTGGCGACCTCGGTAGCGTCCTTCTGCTTGTCGCCCGTAGTGTTGATCAGCTGGATCTGGCGCTTGTAACCTTCCTCCGTTGACTCGAAATCCTTGAGCTGCTTTTTCGCTGACTGCTCAGCCTCGGAGGCGTTCTTCCTGCCCGCCTTAGCCGCGTCGTCATCGGCCTTCTTCTGCGCGTCACGCGCCGCAGCGACCGACAGGATCGCTGCCTTTTGGCCTTCGGTCAGGTTCGTTTGCTCGGAGATGTAGCGATTAGCAGCGGCGGTGAAAGTCTTGTCCTGAGCGGAAGCAAGCTGCTTCAACTGCTGATCGAGATACTTCTGGGTTTCCTTGGCGGTTGTTGCGCGGGCCGCTGCGTTCTCCCTCTCAGCCCTCGTATTCGCGTCAGTCTCCCCGGTAAGCTCGGCCATGGCCTGCTTGAGACGATTGATTACTTCTGCTTTCTCGGTCGCCGCACCGCCGCTTTCCTCCAGCGCATCGGCCATTTCGGCGGTGACGCCTGGAACCTCCCTAATACTATCTGTAACGTCCTTCCAATCTACAGCCATTCCCGCAGCCTGGTCGGCTGAGGCTTTCTTGACGATGTCCATCGCCGCCTGGAACTCGGCCGGCAGCGGTGCAATGCCGCCCATGAACCCTGACGCACCAGCCAATCCTGCATTCGTGAGGCTGCTCTGAAATTCGAATGCGATCGATCCGGCGGCAGTTGTCAGCTCGCTCTCGGCATCTTCAATCGAAGCTTTCAGCTCCCGGAGCGTAACGGACTGAGTGGCGCGGTTCAGCTTATTGAAACGCTCAACCAGCTGGTCAATAGGATCGTTGAGATCGCCAAGCTTCTGCTCAAGGACGCTCGTGTTGTCACGCAGGGTGAGGAAAGCAGTTGCAGCACCGATTGCCAAGGCCGCTATACCTACAGGCCCCCCAAGCACGCCCATGACCCCTAGAGAGGCACGACTAACAGTTGCTTGGGCGGCAGCCACTGCATTCGTGGCTCGAGTTTCAATCATCCTCGCCTCAGCGAGTTGAAGCGACATCTGGGTCTGTACAGCAGTCCCACGCGCTGCAACTGCCTCTTTCTCGGCAAGAAACACCGCCGTTTGAGCCTTCTGTTGCTCAGCCTGGGCAGCAAGCAACACAGCAGTCGCCTGAGCCTTCCGTGCAATGGCGTCGGAGATAGCACTCTTGGTCGCCGCAAGTGAGGCTACGGCGCCACCCGCAAGACTTCGGGTGTAGCCAGCGAGTGCACCTACAGCTACGACACCGGCGATGTTCGCGAGCGATTCGAAATTGTCTCCGATGACGCTGATACCCTGGGCCAAGATCCCAGTTCCATCAGTGGTTTCATTGAGGCGTCCGATGTAAGCAGTGAAAGCATTGCTGAGATTCTGGAGCGCATCACGTACTGCTACGCCCATGCTGTCAGCCAGTTCTCCGTTGGCCTGTGCCGACTTCTGCAGCCCTTCGGTGAGGATGTCTAGGCTGAGCTTACCCTCTGCCCCGAGAGAGCGGATTTCCTCGGAGCTCTTGCCAGTCGCCTTTGCAAGGGTATCTACGATGGTTGGCATCGCCGCCAGGATCGATTGCCAACCATCAGCTTCTACCTTACCGATCTGCAGCGATTTGGAATATGCATCGATTGCAGAGGCTGCTTTGTCAGTGGTAGCCGAGTTGGTCACAAGCAGGAAGCTGAAGCTGTCCATCACATCCAGTGCTTGGCTGGTGTTGTATCCCATCGACTTGAGGCTGTCCGCCGTCCGGATGTATAGCTCTTGAGCCTCACTCAATGGACGATACGTACGTTTGGCCGTGTCTAGCAACCTGTCCTGCACAAGGTTGTATTCGTTGACGCTGGATGTCGCCAGCCCCATTCGGTCAGACATCTGTGAGTAGGAGTCGGCTACATCAATGATGGACCGTACAGATGCAGCTCCAACTGCCACCGCTAGAGCATTTTTGATCAGGGCACCTGCACTTTGCGCGCTTTCCGCCGCCCGATCGAACCCCTCGTCAATTCGAGCAAGGCTGCGGTCAATTGCCGTGGCGCCCTGCGCTACCGAAGACTCTGCTCTCGACATTTCCGACCGGAGCTGAGCAGTGGTCGCTTCAATTCGAACCAGCATCCCCTGGATGTCTGAATCTGCCATGCCGATCTCCAGGCAAAAAAAAGCCCAGCATCGCTGGGCTCATGAACGTGACCGCTGCTCTCATTCAGGCTTTTTGTTGGCTCTGTTAGCAGCATCTGTAAGCTTTTTTGCTCGCTTTTCAAGGCGTTCCTGTTGCTTTACAGGATCATAAGCATGGCGTAGCCACAGCGCTGTGGCGCCGAGAACCAGCGCCGCGGCAATGCCAAAAATGGCAAACGCAGCGCCGCCGGCGACTACAACTGCCGCAATTATCGCGATCATCCAAGGAGCAATCAGGACAATGATCACAAGTAGCGCCAGAAGAATAAGTAGCTGCATAGTTCCATTCCCAAACTGAATCAGGGATAGGATACCCCCCGCCGCAGAAGGCTCAAGCAGCTTTTCTCCCTGTGAGTGCCTGCCGAAGCTTGTCAGCAACAGCTGAGGCGCTGGGTTTCGGCTTGACCCCCTGAGCCTTTCCTTTGCCGAAGGGATTGGTCATCTGCGACCACTCAAGCCTGGCATCCAGCGCCATGAACAGCTCGGGAAGCGGCGTTCGCCAGGCCACATCGGGTTGCCAGCCAAGCCAGCCCGTTGCGATCGAGTACAGCCGGTCAACGTAACTTCCGTCTTCGATGACGCTTACGCCGTCCCGGCTTGGTCGTTTCCCGGGTCTTTGCCGCGCGGGTTGTACAACGCAACCAGGTAGGCGTTCAGCTGCGTCGACACATCAAGAACGCCGTGCTGCCAGACTTGCTCTGGCACTGCCTTGGCGGCCTTATCGTCGAGGCCGGCACCGGCCACCAGGATGGAGGCGCAACCGTCGACGCTGAGCGAGTTGATCGCCTGGGAAGCACCGCGAAGGCCGCCAAAGCGGCTCTCGATCGCCCTCACAGCCTTCAGGGTTGGGGTAAGGGTGAACTCTTCATCACCCAGCTTGACGGTAACGGTACCGTGCAGCGTGTTGTTCATGGATCATGTCCTGTGAGACCGGGGCCGAAGCCCCGGGCGCTTATGGGGTGACAGGGGCCGGCAACAGCTCGAGGATTTCCGAGTTGATGCCAAAGGTGATGTTGCGGCGCACCACGTTGTCAGCGGCGCCTGCCGCAACGGTGTTGTTCATCACCTTCGCGCGGTAGTAGAAGGTGGTCGGGGTGATTGCCGGGGATGCATCAGGGTCGCCATCGTTGAGGGTGACCTTGATGTTGTAATCGCCCTTGCTGCGATCCTTATGGGCGGTCTTGACGGCGTTCTGGCCAGCATCACCGTTATCCAGGCCCACGGTCATGGTCATGTCGCCGGCATCAGCCGTGCCCTTGTACTTGCGCACCCGGCCATCCTCGAGCGACGTGAAGGTCACGCTGCTGAAGGTGTCGCCGAACTCGCCGAGGTCTTCGATTTCACCAACACGCACATAGGTGTCGGCCTCGTACTCGGTTTTGGTGGTCGCCCCCGTCTTGCTGCCAATGAAGAGGCGGCAGCCGGCGGCTGTATTGAGGTTGTCTTCTGCGGGCATGGGTGATCCTCCAAAGCCACGTTGGATAGAAGCCGCAGCGCGGCCGGTGGGTGATTCAGTGGGTGGTGATCACGCGGACGGTGATCGAGCCCTGGTAAGTGATGCCGTCGGCGTCGCGCTGGGCGTCGGCCTGTTCAACCCGAACGGAGACGGCACGGCCGACTTCCAGCGGCAGGCGGCGCTCGTCCAGGGCGGCGATAACCTCGCCGTTGATGCGCTTAACTTCGGCCTGGCCAACGGCATCGGACCAGACCGACAGGTAGATCAGGCGCGTCTCGCGCTTGCGCCCGGAGATCGGGCTGGCATTCACCGAGATTTCCCGGTCGATCGACACATAGGGCATCGGGGTGTTGATGTCCGCGCCGTCGTAGATCGGGCAGCTGACCTCAGCTTTAAGCCGGGCGAATATGGCCTCCTGCAGGGCCAGCGATGGATCAGCCATTGCCTACCCCCTGGCTGGCCTTGCGCAACGTGCGGCGCACAGCGGCCTCAATGTCGGCCATCACATACTCCCGGTTGACCTGCATCGACGGGCGCAGCCATGGGTGTGCAGGCCTGGCCGGAATTTCCGGGTACTTGCCGAAAAAGTGGGTACCGTCGCTCTTGTTGGTTGCGCGCCGGTTGCGCTCCCCCGCCCGCTTCCCGCCGATGTAGCCCTTGGTCCCGTACTCGATGAATCGCAGATAGAAAAACCTACCGTTGGCGCGCTTACCCCGGATACCGATTTGGGCATCCAGGCCGCTCGGTGAAACGTACACGGTCAGCGCTGCAGCTGCCGCCCCAGTGTCCTTGGGCATCAGCTGTCGCTGTGTCTCCAGGATCCTGTTCGCGGCCTTTTCCATCTCCGGCTTGAGTTCGTTGTCCATGGTCTTGTGGATGTTGCGCAACGTCCGGCGCAGCCGGATATCGCCACGGATGCTGGACCGGCGAGCCATGGTTTACTCCTTGGCCTGGGCGCCCTTCTCGGGCTTGTCGGCTTTTTCGACAACCTCTTCGGCGTAGCCGCGGGCAATCAGGCCATCGCCATAGGCCTTTTCGACCACGAACTCTTCGCCCTTTTCACGCTCACCAGATGCGCCCGTCAGCGGGCCCAGTGCTCGAATTTTCATGATTTCACCTCAGGGGTTAGGGACGCTGGAGCACAGCAGCCGCAGCATGTCCCGTTCGTTGTTGAGTAGCGGCGACTCGATCCTGTATGTCACACCGGTATGCAATTCTGTGAATCGCCAGCCGGCGACAACATCAGAGCGAGGCCTGATACGGATCTCAGCGCTGATAACGGCCTCAATCTGCTCAGCTACTGGCGAAACCCTGCCCGTGGGCATGGTGATCTCGGCCCACACCTTCCCGACACCAGTCCACACCTGGTCGAAGCCCCCGGTTTTGTTTTGCACGCGCTCTGGCTTGCTCAGCAGGCCACGGTGCCGCATGGGTCCGGCTTTCATCAGAATCGCTTCCTGTACCAGAGCAGTCTTTCGACTGCGAGAGGCATGGCGGTGGCGATGGTGCCAACGGCAACAGCCTCGCGGTTGGCGTACCAGTGACCGACCAGCAGCAGGACCGCCTGCTCGACATCGCCGGTCAAACCCATTTCCTCGGGCTCAACCGGTTCGGCCTCAACCAGCTTGCGGTCGCAGTGCTGCTCGACATGGGCCTTGGCCGCTGCCACGTAGCCGCCGATCAAAGCGTCTTCCTCGTCGCCATCGACCCGCAGGTGCATCTTCACGGTGGCCAGGTCGAGCATTTACTTGTTCTCGCTGGGCTTAGCGGCCTTGGAGGTCGAGGGCTTCGCCTTTTCGGCCAGGCCCTTGCCGATCAGCGCATGCGCCAGCTCCTCGTCCTCGACATCAATGACCGAGCCGGCGGCAATGCGACCGGTTGGTGACTTGAGCTTCTCGGGGTCGCCTTCAAAACCCCACAGAATTTTGAGTTCCATGACTTTCTCCAGAAATAAGCGGGGCCCGCAGGCCCCTGAAGATTATGCCGCCAGCGCGAAGCGGCCTTTGACGAAGGCGTACTTGCGGCGAACGGCCAGGCCCAGACGCTCCTCCACCAGTACTACGCGCTGGTTCTTGATGAAGTCGTCGTTGATCATGCCGACCTTGACGGTGTAGGCCATGCGGTCGTAGATACGAGCGCCCTGACTGAACGAGCCCACCAGGAACTCACCGCCGGTAGTGGAGCCGTCGCCCTCATCCATGCTGTCCGAGGCTACGATCGGACGCCCCCAGAGGATCGGAGTACTCAGACCCTGCAGGTTGGCGAACAGATAACGGTTCTCGCCATCCTTCTGCAGTTCGATGTTCATCCAGTCGAGATCGGTCATCACGACCGCGTCCGCAGAGCGCTTCGACTGCTTGCCCACCTGGTAGATGGCACGGCGCACGGTGTCGATCGCAGTGTCGCTGGATTTGCCCAGGGCAGGGTTGAAGGTGGTGGCCTGCGTCATGATGCCGTTGAGGTTCTTGCCGGTACCATCGCCTTTGAGGATTTGACCTTCCTCCTTGAGCTTCAGGTCGTAGCGCAGCAGCTCCTGAATGTAGGCGTACAACTGCGGAACATCATCGAGGGCTTCGTCGGTGACCGGCATCCAAACCGCGATCTTCTTCACGGTGTCGGTGACTTCTTCGAAGGTCACATCGCTGGATGGCTTCGCTTCACCCTCGTTCACCATGCCCGCCCCACGGGTATGCAGCTTCTCGACAAAGTAGGTGAAGTCTTTGCCGGTGACCGGGGTGCTGGGAATCAGGTCTCGGATGACCAGATTCTGGCGAGGCAGATCCTGAATGATCGGATCGTACTGAGGAACAACCAAGCCAGCGCTGGTCACCTTCATCTCGGTCATGGACGCCATGTCGGACTTGGTGACATCGAACTCAGCAGAGTTCTGTGACTTCTGGTTCAGGGCCTTGTAGGCATCATTGCCTTTGACGAAGTCGATGAAGCCTTTTTTCTCCGGCCCCTGGTTACGCAGCTTGACGCCCTTCTGCTCCAGATCCTGAACCTGGTCGATAATGCGTTCGATCTCGCCCTTCTGGTTTTCGATCTGGGACTTGAGGTCTTTGGCGACCTGGTTTCCCTTCTCGATTTCGCCGATGGCGGCGTCGTACTTCTCCTGAAGGCCGGAGAATCCACTCTTCAGTTGCAGTTCCAGGGAATCCTTCAGCTCTTTTACTTCGCTCATGGCGATACTCCGAAATATTGGGTGAACAAGTTGGGAATTTCTTTCAGCTCATCCACGATCGCCGTGGCCTCGCTCCCGCCGTCACGGCGTAGCGCGGTGTAGCCGAGCGAAGCGACTGCCGCCGCTTCCTTCTGCGAGAGGCCCACACGTTCGCGCAGGGCCTTCTCGAAAAGCCTGATGTCCGACTTGACGCTGAGGACATGCGCCTCGGGATTCATGCCGAACGGTACGAAAGAGGCCTCCCACAGCTCGGCCTCTTTGATGAGGCGCACGCGCCGCCCGGCCCGGTCCTCGAAATCAGCCTTGATGGTGTTGAAGCCGATCGACATGCTGTCGAGCACTTCGGCCTTCATGAGCTCGTAGGCGTCTCGGGCGTAGCTCACGTTTAGATTGACCTGCCCCTTCACCAGAAGGCCGTGGTCGTCCTGGCTGTAATCGGCAGATCCGACCAGGCGAGTAAGGTCGTGGTACAAGGCCAGCTTGAGCTTTCCGCTGCGGGTTGCCTTCACCCGGGTAAAGGCCCCGGGCAAGATCACGTCATCGCCCAGGTCCACGTTGTTGAATACAGCGGCATAGCCTTCGAAGTTGCCCGCTGCGTCAGCGGACTTGAGTTCGAAGGGGCATTCAAGGTTCGCCATTTTTCTCCATCTCCCACCGGGTCACCCGGTTGTATTCGTCGCCTTCCAGGGGAGGCAGGTTTTCCTTCTCGCGGACTTCGTTGATGGTCATCCATCCGGAGCCACCGGAGCCGCCTAGCGCACTTCCGTAGTAGGTGGCCCGGCCGGCACTATCAGCACGCAGCAGTCCCTCGACGGCAAACTCGGAAAAGCGAGATTTGGCGCGGTAAATCTTGTCGTTGAACTCGTCCTCGACCGCGTCGATGTAGGGTTTGAGGCCGAAGGTGATGAACCCGGTTAGCTGCTGCTCAAGGTTCGAACCCATGATCGAGGTCTTGCCAGCGCGGTTAGCCAGCCACAGCGGCACGCCATAGATGCCCGCGATGGCCTCTTCCTGGAATTGCTGGGACTCGATGAACTGGGCGTCTTTCTGGCTGATGCCGGCCGGGACAATCTTTGGGTTACCCTGGAGAATGGCCATCTTGCCGATGTCGTCGGCGTCGGCCTTGCGCACGTCGGGGAACTTCTCCATCACTTGGGCCTGCTGGGCCTTCGTCAGGAACTGCTCATAGATCACATAGCCGCCGGTGAAGCCGCCTTTACGCATGAAGCGCGCAGACCACTGTTGGCCAGCCTTCGCTAACCCCAAAGCCTCTGCTTGGTGCTCAATGGGAGAAAGCCCGACGATTCCATCCAGGCTGAACAGCTTGAAGTGCAGCATGCTTTCAGGCGATACCGGGAACGGCTCTCCCTCGTCGGGGGTGACCAGATAGATCAAGTCGCCATCGGTATCTATCTTCACCGTCCGGCTATCCAGAGGCACTAGACCGATTGGTTCGCCATGGATGTTTCGCTCAATCAAAGCGAAAGCGTTGCCACGCAGAGCCATGTTCACGACCACGAATTTGAGGAAATTCAGCTTGGTCATGTAAGGGTTTGGCTTGCGCAGCAGCTTGAGCATGCGGTCATTGCCAGTCACCAGTGACCGACCGCCTTCCTTATCATCGTAGAGTTTCAGCGGCAAGCCGCTCAGAGACTCGGAAAGTATCTTGACGCATGACCAGACCATGCTGATCGACAGAGCGGTCCTGGCACTGACCTTTACCCCCGCCTTGGTGCGTTTGCCGCCGACCTCAAGGTCAACTTCGACATAGTCTCCCGTAGCCGGATCGGTGTAGCCGAAGAAGCGCCAGGTGCGCGGGTTGTACCAAGTGAATGCCATGGTCAGCCTACTAATCCGAAGAAGCCGTGGTTGAGGTAGTCGTCGAGGCCGCCGCGGGCCTCTGGATTGAGGGCCATCAGCGACACGGCGTTGAAGGTCGCCATGAGCGGGTCAATCTTTGCAGTACCAGAAGCCTGCTTGGTGATCAGGAAGGCGTTCGCTGAGGGCACACCCTTGGCGTTGCCGCAGGACCAGGCCATGAGGGGCTGGCCGCAATGAACGAGCGTTCCCTCGGCAAGCCGCCGCTCGGTCGTCTTGATCGCGCCGGTGAGCTTCCACCCCTGCGAGATGCCGACCACCTGCTCTTCGTCGATCTCGACATCGGCCAGCGCATCCAGCACGGCACCGATGCCGGCCGGGTCGAGCCCGACCTTGTCGAGCAGGCCTGCCTGGTTGATCCTGGCCACGATGGCAGCCAACTGGTCGACGTCGTCGCCGATCTTGTCGACGATCGTTACATCGCCGGTCGCCTTCATATCCAGAAGACGCGGCGCCTCGGACTTGCGGCGGTCCAGGACTGATGGATGGGCCCAGGCATGCGCCCAGTGCAGCCATGTTCGCGATTCCCGAACCCGGCCAATCACCGCGAGCCCGAGCAAATCGTCCAGACCGCCACCGTCGACACCGGCCACGATCACCTCGCACTGCTCGAGCAGGTCGTCCAGCGTCATCCCTTCCCTGGCTTGTGGCTCCCAGAAGGCAGCGCCGACCCAGCTGTCGGACATCAGCGCCAGGCCGATCTCAATGTTGAGGTGCTTGGCTAAGAAGCCGCGCATCTCCGCTTCGCCATCGATCTCGGCCTGCATGTGCAGGCGCTCCAGCGTCGGCCGGTCTACCGAGTAATTAATGTTCGGGTTGACCAGGTGGAAGTTTTCAGGCTTCCGGGCATCGCCACTCTTGATCATCTCCTGAGAGAACTCGTAGATGATCGGCAGGAAGCGATTGTCGTCGATGCGACCATCTCGCACGCCGCGGGCGTAGTTCAACTTTGACCGGAACACCCCCGCCGGCGGCTCGTTCGACTGCGTGGTCAGCCAGATGATGAAACCTTCCGGCCTGGACAGAAGGCCGCCAGTGGCTTCGCGGATCATGTCCGCTGCTTTGGGGTTCTTGCCGAACAGCCAGGCCTCATCGATCAACACGCCGACGGCCTTCTTGCCACCAACCACGTCGCTGTCTGCCGCCACCACCTTCAAGGTGGCCCCCGTCTCGCGATGGGTGATCAGCCGAAGATGCGGCTGAACATGAAGCAGGGCCTTCAGCTCATCATCGTTGTTGACCATGTCCTTGGCCGGGATGAACGAGTTGTCGGCAATCTCCTTGGTCGGGGCCAAGATGATGAACTCTGCCGAAAGCCGCCAGTTGCGGATCAGAGCGGTCAGCATGATCCCGGCGGCGATCGTCGACTTACTGTTCTTCTTCGGGATGCACAGCATCACTTCGCGGATCAGGCGCTCGCCGGTTTCACTGTTGTAGCTGCCGAATACCGCACCGGCAAAGGCCAGCACCCACGGCGCGCAAGATGCCTCGATCGTTGGACTGCCAGGGGCATCGACAATCTTCAGCCCCTTGAACACCTCGAGGCTGGCTTCCGCCTCATCCGGGAAAAGCGGCTCGGGGATGATCGACTCGCCGGCAGCCAAAAGCCGCCACCAGTCCGGGCAGGCAGTAGTCCATTGCATGACTTACCCCTTGACCATACTGAGTGACGGCTTGCCCGGCGGCGGCTTGCCCTGGGAGTACTTGCCCTTGCCTGCCTCTTTGGCGGCCTCGGCCTTCTGATCTTTCTTGCCTTGGTCGGCAACCTTTCCGTGCACATAGGGCATCAGCGTTTTGGCTGCTTCCAGGCGCATGCGCAGATCAGCCGAATCGGCGTTCATCAGCTCGGTAAGGAAGACACGAGGGTCGTCAGTGACAGTGAGCGCCACATCGCCCTGCTCATCATCCGCAGGGTCGTCACCTTTAACTTTTCGGCCAGGTTTAACCTGGACGCTGGTCTCCTGCTTTTGCTTGAGCCGACGCCCCACTTCTGCGAGGACATCGGGATCTTTGGCCAGCTTGGAGCCCGCTTGCGACGCGGTCTTCTCGGAATATCCGGCGGCGATCGCCGCTTCGCGATTTGAGGCCCCCGACAGCAAAGCGTCAACAAACCGCCGCTTCTTGTCGGTTAAAGCCATGGTTAACTTTTCCTGAAACGGGAAAAAATGTGTACGTGGGGTCGGAGGCGGTCTAGCTAGATGAGAATCGCTATATTTTGACCTCCCCCCACCCTCGTAGCACGCCACTGGCGTGCCTCTAAGAGCCAGCGGCCGGCCTCGCGCCATTCCGCTGACGATCAGCCGACCAGGCCAGCAGCCTCCTCGGCCTGCTTGACCGAGTCGTGGCAGAGCTTGCAGAGCGGCTGCCAGTTGGCCTGATTCCAGAAGAGATCCTTGTCGCCTCGATGCGCCACGATGTGGTCGACGACACTGGCCGCTGCCGTTCGCCCCTGCCGGGCGCAGTAAGCGCACAGCGGGTTGTCACACAGGTACTGTTCTCGCGCCTTCTGCCACCGGTAGTCGTAGCCACGTTGGGAGCTGGTCATGCCGCTCCGCCAGCTGCCAGGTGTGACCACCTTGACGCGCGACCCTGCGCTCTCCTTGATGCGTGAGCCGAGCGTCTTCAGCCTGGCCATCAGCCTTGAGCCTTGCGGGACAGGAACAGATCGGAATAGCCGCGCAGCTTCTCCACACCCATGAAGCCGACAGCACCACCGGCGAAGGTGGCCATGCCCTGCGGCAGTCCCATCCATTCGAGTAGCGGCACCAGGGCCAGGGTAATGAGGCCGCAGAGAGCGCCCTCCAAGATCATCTGCCGGCGAGTGCCACCGCCGTACACCACACGAAGGGCAGCGATCGCGACCGACAGTCCAGCCGCATACAACTGAGGCTGGTGAGCCAGCACCCAGGCGAGCACAGCGGCCCACAGGCCAGGATCCTTCTCGGGCATGTTTGCCATCTCGATTCCTCCCTTTTGGGGAGCACTAATGAAAAAGCCCAGTCAGGGACTGGGCTCTCGGGATTCAATATTGGTTAGAAAACATCAGCGGTAAACGGCTGGGCTGTCTTGGCAACTTCCCTTTTCGTTTCGTCCCAAGCTTTGAAGAGATCTGGAAAGTCATCATGGACGCCCCACCGCTGACCAAAGGAAGGGAGCCCGTACTCAGCCCTCAGTTTAAGGGCTAGCAGATAGGCCTCGTACCCGAAGTAACCAACCACATCTGCCTGATGGTCACTCACTTCAGTCGGATCAAATGCCGCCTCATGGATCGCAACAAGATGCTGCCTTGCTATAGCTTTCTCGGTGGAAATCCAAGCCAAGTCGCTCGCATTTTCTAGACTTAGGTGCTTCAAAGCATCTTCCGAGATATCTAGATCAGGGTAGGAGCAGCTAGGCCAATTCTGGTAGTGCTGGTGGGGATCTAATTGGGCTGTGGACTCATGATACTCAGAGACTCTGGCCCGCGATTGGAGCGCATAAAGATCAAGCTTGGCGACCAAGCCAATCGCAGCGAACAGCGCATCTTTCCTGCGCTCACGACCCCTCAAGGCAACATCCTTAACAACACCGATCAATGCCGCAACGACACCGCTCGCTAACACGATTTTGAGAATCTCTCCCCAGCCAAGTACCGTCGTCGCTTGCACTGCTTCCATAGGTAGTGCCCATAAAAAACCCGACGTTGATAGTCGGGTTGTGGCGCCACTCCTCAACACGCGCAGGAATGACAGGATGGGGATAATTTCGCTCAGTCGCTCACTGATGTCAACAGGCAATCACGCGGCCTCTTTCATCAGCAACCCTTCAGCCTCCAGAATCACCTTCACGTCAGCCAACGCATCATCCACCAGGCCGTCGAGCTTCTCGTTGATTTCAGCCCTCCAGCGGCGGCGCGTCGACTCCGGCGTGGCGTCGAGGTCCCAAGTGTTCATGTCGTAGAAGCTGTCCGGCAGGACAATCACTCCCTCTTGGAGCGCCTCGATGCGTTTCTTTTCAGCCTGGCCGGCTGCCACTGCAGCATTAACGGTGGCGTCACGCCTCCAGGCCGAGGCATCCAGTGGGATCTCAACCGACACGGAGCGTGGCGGTTTGCGTCGAGCCCCCTTGAGCTTCGGGATTGCCCAGGCCGTGACCGCCTTGTAGATGAACAGTTGCGAGGCCGGGCTGGCAATGCGCGGCCGCACCAAGGTGATGGCCTGGACCTTCTTCGCCTTGTCCGTACTGTACTTCGCCACCAATGCATCCCAGTGCTGCGGCTTGAGCATGTGATGCAGTCGCGCAGACACCCAGAAGTCGATCTGGGCCTGGTCTACGCCTCCCGACTCCCTGGCCAGCGATGCCAAGCACCCACCTTCTTCCTCTGCCGCGTTGTACAGCTTCTGCCAGGCCTGGGCCTTCGCTGATCCCTTCTCGCCCGCCGCCAGAGCGGCAACCACTGCACCCGATGCGCTGCTGTAGATCATGTCCTTCCCCCTAATCCCCGGTGTAGTTGGTGCCGCCGGCGCCGCGCCGGTTGCTTCCCTGATATGTAGCCTCGGGCCCGGATGCCTGAGGGTTCTTCAACTGCTCGATCTGCCGTGTCGCGGCCTGCAGCCTCAGGCTGAGCTGGATCACCAGTTCATCCAGGGCCAGGGCCTCGCCAGTTGCAGCCACTACCCAGCCTGAGGCGTTGCAGTGGTCGCATGGCAGTTCGTGAAACAGGCCCTGAGTGACCGCTCTCCCACGGCACAAAGGGCACTTACCCAACTCGATCACGGCCTTCTTGAAGGCTGGGCCGTGGGCCTTCCTCACTGGGCCTCCATCAGCTGCTTATGGACTTGGTAGATGTTGTCACCATCCAGGCACTCTGGCTGATGCCTGACCCGGTACGCCTCACCGCCTCGCATCTTCACCTCAAGCACCCGATCGCCATTGCTGCTGTAGATGAACATCGCGCTGATATCCGCCGGGTTCACGGCAAGACGGGATCGCTTTACGAGCTGAATCAGCATTTCGAATCCTCGCTTATGGTGGATACCGGAAGTCCGTCGAAACCCGCACGCTCTGCGGCCTTGCAGAGAATCCATGAATCCATTGATCTATCACCGGTCAAGCCGTGAACCGAGGCGAAACCCTTCTGATCAAGGTGGGCGTGCCACTTCTCCAGCGCCTCACGCTTGCGAGCCATGACGTCGGACTGGATGTACACCTTCACGTTGTGGCCCATGGCATGGTTGATCAGCAGCTCCCCCACCAGGTGGTCGACGCCCAGGTCAGCCCAACCGGTTCGGGCCAGCTTGCGCAGGTCGTGGCTGGTCCACTCGCCCTGCCCCATGACCGTAAACACGGCGGATGCCTTCGCCTCGCTCATGGGCTTGCCCTGGCGCCCCGGAAACAGGAACTCGCCGTCGTAGCCTTCGTTGCGCTGGATCTCGCGGTAGGCCATCAGCAGGAAACGCACTTGGTCGGTCAGGGGCAGACGGTGCTGCACGCTGGTCTTGGTGTGCTCGGCGGGAATAAACCACTCTCGCTCGGCCAGGCTGATGTGGCTCCAGCGGGCCAGGCGGGTTTCGCCCAGTCGGGTGCCATGGCACAGCATCATCAGGGCCAGCACGCCATGCTGCGGCCGGTTGGCCAGCGTGCTCTTCATCCGGGCCATCAGGTCGTCGAGGTGCACACCACGCAGGCGCGATGGCTTGACCGTGACCTTGGCCTTGGAGAAGTCACCAAAGCGGATGCCGGCCATGGGGTTGGAACTGATCAGGCCTAGCTTGAAGGCCTGACGGAACGACAGAGCCAGCAGCTGGAACACCAGTCGCACATAGTCGATCGACAGCGACTCTTGCAGCGGCCACATCAGCTCGCGGTCGAGCAGCGCCTTGTCGATCTGGGCCAGCGGGATCTGGCCGAGGCGCGGCACCAGATGCTGCTTGATCGCCGACGCCGCCGTGCTCTTGCGCTTGGTCGACAGGTTGCGGTCGCGGGACATGCGCTCAGCGAACCAGGCCAGCAGCTCACCGGTGAGCACCCAGCTCGACAGGCTCGATCCTTCGCCGGCTTCCAGGCGCAGGCGGATGTCGGGCAGCGCAGCGGCCACCTTGGCAGCGCTCAGCTCAGGGTATGAGCCGATCAGGTTCCACTTGCCCTTGTGGATCAGGTACCACGACCCGCGCTCGCGGGAGCGGTGAAAGCGGAAATACAGGCCGTGGTTGCCCAGGGCGCGCAGGTCGCGCACCTGGCCGGCGGCCTGCCGGCGAATCTCTGCATCGCTGATCTTCACAGCGGCGGTATTGGTCATGCTGCAACCTCCGTTTTTGGCAGCAGCAGGTAGGCCCGCAACTGCTCCATGGCGTCGAAGTGCCCTCGGCACACGATGGCGAGATAGCCCTGATCATTCAGGCGCCGGATACACGCCTGTTGACTGGGCGAGACGGGCGCCGGGTCAACCGTCGCCTTGAATTCGATGTACATGCCGAAGTAGCCGCCCCGAGCCATCGGCAGGACCAGATCAGGTATGCCGGCCTTAACGCCCTGGTCCTTCAGCTTTTCAGCAACCTTCTTGTGCCGGTGGCCGCCGTTCGGTACGTGATAGATCAACTCGAAGACGTCCGGGTAGCGCAGCGCGATTTCTTCCATCAGCGCGGCCTGCTCCGGGCCTTCCCGGTCTACGGGCTTCGACCGAGGCTTCTTGGCCCTCACCGGTTTCATGATCGCCGGCTTCACTGTTCAGCCCTCCCAAGCTGGGATTGGATCTTCGCCAGGGCTTCAGGGGAGACGAACGCCCGGCCGCCCAGCATGATCATCGTGTCGCAAGGGACTTCCTTCGCACGCTGGCGGTAACGAAGGGCCGGAGCGCTTTTCCAGTGGCACCACTTCCGCTCTGTCTGCCAGCGAACGGTCTTCGTCTTGGGCAGGTACTCACTGACATAGATCGGAATGCCGCTGAACATCGTGGCTGGGCTGATCATGCGGCCACCTTCCCTTCGCTCACGAGGATGTCGAGCGTTCGCACCACGCCTTCCAGGTGCATCAACCGCAGCTCTTCGTGGCTGAACGCGGTCTTGCTGCGCGAATCGACAGCGTCATGGCAAGCGCTGCAAGACCAGGCGCCCTGCAGGTCGTTCGGCTTGATGCCCACGCCGCAGGTGCCGGCCAGGCGGTAGTGCGCAAGGACGGTGGTCTCGGGGTTGCCGTTGCACACGCCAGGAATGCGCACCTGGCACTCCCGACCGCGCGCGGCCTTGGTCAGCTTGGTCTGGCGCATCAGATGCCCTCCCGGCCACGGTGCGACGACCAATCGAACGGAAGGACGATGCCCCCACCCTCCCGCAAGCGGTCCGCCGAACGCTCGCCCATTGCCGCCGGAAGCTCTTTCGCACCAAGATTGGAAATCACGATGGTCGGCAGCATCCGCTCGTAGCGGCCGTTGATGATCGAGAACAGACGGCTCAGTTCGAAATCGCTCGGCGCCTCCTTGCTCGCGCCGACCTCATCCAAGACCAACAGCGACGGCCGAATCAATGCGTCGAGGATGCTCCCCTCGGTCTGGCCGGAACTGCCATCGAACGTGGCGCGGATGGCCTGCAGGATTCCGCCGAGGGTCCGATAGGCTGCCGTATGCGTGGTGGTGGCCATGATGGCTTGGGCGATCGACACACCCAGGTGCGTTTTCCCGGTACCGGGGTTACCCACCAGGATCAGGCAGCGCCCGGCGGCCAGGTTGGCATCAAACTCGGCGGCGTAACGTTCGCAGCGCGCTTTGGCCTTTTGCTGGCCGTCGCAGCTCACCGCGTAGCTGTCGAAGGTCTTGTCCTTGAATCGCTTTGGAATCAGCGAGTCACCCAGCTTGTAGGCGAGGTCAACACGCTGACGCTTGACGTCCTCGGCCTGGCTTTTCGCAACCTGCGCCGCCTTGCAGCCTGGGCATGGGGAACGAAAGGTGTGGTTGAGTACCTGGTGGGTCGTTGCCTCATACGGGCCATGCTCTTCGCACATGGCCATGGAGGTGACCTGCGGGCCGGCAATGCTGGACAGGTGAACCACTTTTTCAGAACGCATAGGAGCCATCCCCCCGTGGAATAAGGCCATCGTGATAGTCGCGGTCGTTGAAGCCGTGGTGACGGCTGTTGGGCTTGCCCTGGGCGGGCGATTGGGATGCAAAACGCTTGGTGACCCATTCCACTTCGAAACCTTGCCATCCGCTCTCGATGGCGATCTCCATCGCTTTGCTGGGCTGAACACCGAAGGCCTTGCACCGCTCGAGCTTGGAATTCAGCGCCGACCAGATGCGTGCAGTCAGCGGCGCACGCTTGGCCTTGCGGATAGCTAGGTAATCAGCGATCAGCGCCTCGCTCAGGTCATGCGGGTTGTCGGCCAGCATCGCTACCTTGCCGAAGGGAGCCTTGCGCTCAGCCTTCGCCGGGGACTGCCCCGATTCACTGGGGGGGCATGTAACATCTTCCGAAGGAAGATTTACATAGGGGGTTTCTTTCTTAGAATAAAGAAGGGAGTCGGCGGTTTTGGTCTGTTTCGAGTCTTCGCCGATTCGGACCACTTGAGCCGATTCGGCTGTTTTGGTCTGTTTCGGCTCAGTGACATAGACCCAGTCTTTCGGGTCATTCACACCGATGTCGCCACGGGCACCACCCTCGCGGAACAATACGCCTCGGCGCAGCAGGCTGGAAATCGCCTTCGACACGCTATCTGGGTGAGCGTGGATGGCTTTCGCGATGTCGGTAGCCGGGATGCGCTGGGCGCCCGCACCGAAGTTGATGGTGACCTTGGCCACGTACAGCACAATCTTCATCTCCCGGGCTGGGAGATCGATAGCCAGCAGGCCATCCATGAGCTGGTTGTCCATCCGGGTGAACCCCCTGGACTTGTCAATTGGGACTATGTTTGTCATGCTTCAACTCGTTGGAAAGTTGTAGAGAAAGCCGCCCTGCCAGGCGGTTTTTTTTCGTCTGCTGTTTGGCTACTGGATGCCTGAACAGCTGGACGGCCCCACTACTGGCGCAAGGCCAGATAGGTGAAAATTTCTACAAGGTCACGCAGCGGCATCCCTTTTCCCCGCCTTCAGCGCGCCCTTGGTCAAACGCTCGATTTGGTACTGGCGAAGCTCAGGAACATCCGCCCATTGGCGGACGGCCTCATAGGTCACCCCTAGCGCCTTCGCCAGGGCTGAAATAGACCCGAAATGTTGGATTGCCTGGCTCTTGGTCATGGCGACCTCCTCTGCTCGTCCAGACATTCAAGCATGCTTGCATATTCAAAACAAGCATGCTTGACAAGCAACCTTGTAGATTGCGCGAATGAAAACTACTGATCGAATCACCAAACTCGTCCTGACCCGTCGCCCACAGTTGGGCGTTCGCAATGTCAAACGCGACATCGCGAACACCTGCGGAATCAGCTATGAGGCTGTCCGCCAGTGGTTCGCCGGAGATACCGAGAACATCAAGAACGAAAACCTCGTCGCGCTAGCCGAGGGCTACGACACGACTGTTGATTGGCTTTTGTCTGGGAAGGGTGAGCCACCACGCAAAGGGGCCGCTAAGCAAGAGCAAACAAAAGAGGTTAGCGCTCCGAGTTCCGCTGCAGACGCAGTGCGAAAGATGCTTGAAAAGCACGGTAAGGGACTGACCGCTGAGGCCAGGCAGCGGATAGTCAGCGCGGTTGAACATGATCCTCAAGGCGAGAAGGAAAGCGGCTTTTTGATCGCCGCCAACCCTGCTACCAGGGGTGATATTTCCATCCCGCAGTACGACATTCGGGCGGCAATGGGTCACGGCCAAGTCCCGGCTGAATACAGCGAAATCATTAGGAACGTCGTAATAAGTGAAGATTTGCTGCGTGACAAAGGCGTGAACTACACGGCGCCTCAGTCCTTGGCCATCATCACCGGATGGGGCCAGAGCATGGAAGGTACAATCAATGACAAAGACCCTGTAATCGTTGACCGAGGCGTGAATGATTACGCAGGGGAAGGCGTTTACGTGCTCACCTGGCACGGTGACCTTCTAATTAAGCGCCTGCAGCGGAAAGACGAAGATCACCTCTGGCTGATCTCCGACAACCCTCACAACAAGGATCAGCAGGCCAGGATCGACGATGTGACAATTCACGCCAAAGTGCTACTTGTGTGGAACGCTCGTAAGGTCTGATTGATCGCAAGCCTGCGACCATTTCACACCGTGACCGGCCCGCCAAAGCGGGCTGGATTAACTACTAAAACGGGGCCTCCTCCCCATCACTATCAACCAAGCTCACATCCTCTTCACTTTCGATCACCCGATCGTCATCCGTCGGCGCATCCCACTGAAGAAGCACCGATCCATCCTCGCAAAAACTCATCTCCAGCCCGTCAGACTCGGCTAGCAAGTCCATGATCGCGCACCAGTCCTGATCGTTGTCCGTGTCGAGGCGAGGGACGAGAACCCTCCTTCCGTGCTGCGCCAGCGGCGAGTTGATCATCGCTGAAACCCTCAAGCCCAGCCGCTCAAGGCTCGTTAGCTCTTCCATACGAACTGCTCTTTCCTGCGCCGACATCCGAAAGCTCCTACACACTGGACATCCATACAGTAAGAGAAAATTACACAAGCGTGCTTGCATTTAAAAAACAAGCATGCTTTTATAAATGCAAGTTCGCTTGCATTTGCATCGAGCTGGCAGCTCCGGCAGCCACCGCTCTTTAAAAACCAGTAGATGAGCCACCAGGCGCCGAGTTAAGCCGGCCGTTGAGCCCTGGTGGACAGTACGCAATGCAGCAAGCTTCCTCGCTCGACATGTCGGCCCGCAGGTTTGCTGAGCAATACCGATTTCACTGGCTGGCCTTGGCGACAGGGCCAGACGGGAAATCAAACGGAGAAGGACATGACCAAAGACTCAGTAGTAGCACTCGACCCTGCATCCAGGCGCTGCGTACATATTGGCGCCGCCGATGCGGAATACCTGAAACAGCTTTTCGATATGGGCCTTATCCTTGTCCCCGTGTCAGCAGCGGAGGCCGTAAAAGCACTGCATGAGAAGCATCCGGATGCGTTCAAGCTGAACGGCGACCCCAGCACTCATTCGTACCCGAGCATCTGTCCTCCCAGCTTGGCATCGAGGATAGAGGTAGCGTTCTTGTCGGTGGCTTTTCAAGGAAGCATCGGCTTGAGCGCAAGACTCGCACTCATGCACCCAAGCACTGAACTGGACAGGGATAGCTGCACGAAGTACGCCACAATCGTACTCAGTCGCCTTGCAGCTGCCTTCCTAGAATCGCTGCCTGCTGAGCGTTCTGACCAGCTTCAGCGAGAACTAGCTGATTACCTGTCTTCAAACTTCGAATGTCCATGATGAAGTGCCAGTTTCCATTCTCAAGCTGAATCACTTCGCCGACCTCTACCCTGCGAGACGAGTCGTAACTCTTGGGAGACATATCGCCCTCATTTGCTTCGAACTTCAATTTGTAAGTGTGCATGCGCGCACTGCCCTCCTTTGCTGGCTGTGTTGTGTGAGAGGTGAGCTGGCCGCTGGCCGCCATTCAACCAGCACCACGTCAGCCTGACGAGAACTGCCCGGTTCACCTGGTTCCCCATCACCAGGCTGCATCGGTGTGTGATCTGAATCCTGCCGCCAAGCAGCACAGCTTCTATCCAGCGAGATCGGGAGGAACGAACACCGGTCGATGCAGAGATTGGCTCCTGCCAGATCACACACCAATGCAGCCACCCCGCACGAGCTAATCATGGACACGATCACTATCGGCGCATGGATAGGCCACCTTGGCCGAGGCCTGGCGCCTCGCGAATTGCAATGCCTTCTCGAGGTTGCTCGAGGACTTACCACAAAAGAAATCGCAAGAAGCTTCGGCATCAGCGAGAGCGGCGTAGAAAAACGCCTCGGAGACGCGATGCTGAAGCTCAAGGTTCGCCGTCGAACTGCTCTCGTAGCAGAGGCGGCGTACCAGAAGATCATCACTCCGCTCTGCCTCGCCCTGGTCTGTCTTGTGGCAATGCATGCCGCCATCAACGACAGCGACCCCATGCGCCGCGACCGCCGCGCACCTGAGCGCCGCACCGCACAAGTTCGAATCGTTCGCAAGGCCGAGGCCTTCGAGCTCCACGCCTGACCCACTGAGGACCACACCATGCAAGCAGCCATCCAACAAAGCCAGGCCAAACTCGCAGCTCTGCGCCAGGAAGTGATCACGGCCACCGAAGCCTTCCAAAGCAAGTCACGCTTCTTTGTCACGCAGAGCGGCAATGGCTGGGCTGTCGTATCGGCAAGCAACAACCGCGTGTACGGCCGCAACACCAGCTACGCGCAGGCAGTCCGCTATGCGCAGAGCCTGGAGCGCGCGATCGACGCCAAAACCATCCCGGTGGTGGCTGCCGTGAAGGTCCGCCAGGTCGGTGAAAGCGCCACGCGCTGGGTTTCTCTGTTTGCTTTGGCACTGGTCTTGTTGGCCGGGGCGGCGTCGTCATGAGCCGCGGGGTAAACAAGGTCATCTTGGTCGGCACCTGCGGCCAGGACCCGGAAGTGCGCTACCTGCCGAACGGAAACGCGGTGACCAACCTCAGCCTGGCTACCAGCGAGCAGTGGATCGACAAGCGCTCGGGCGAGAAGGTCGAGCGCACCGAGTGGCACCGCGTGTCGCTGTTCGGGAAGGTGGCCGAGATTGCCGGCGAGTACCTGCGCAAGGGCTCGCAGTGCTACATCGAGGGCAAGCTGCAGACCCGCGAGTGGGAGAAGGACGGCATCAAGCGCTACACGACGGAAATCGTGGTCGACATCAACGGCACGATGCAGCTGCTCGGCAGCCGGCCGCAGGGGCAGCAGCCAGGGCAAGTGCCAGATCGGCAGCCCCGGCAACAACAGCGCCCTGCGCGCCAGCAGCCAAGCCAGCAGGCAGCGCCGCCGGAAAATGACAGCTTCGACGACGACATACCGTTCGCCCCCCTACACCACCTGGCCGGTGCGTAGCCATGAAGCGCCGGCATATGGTCCACCCCACCGCGTACTACCTCGGGCGGGCCTGCCGAGACAACAGCCAGTCACGCGATGCCCAGCCATACGGATGGATGACCGTGGACTGCGGCTGGTGGCTTGCCGGCTGGCATGACCGAGACATGGAGCTTTCCGCTTGAAACGCATCACCGCGCGCGTCCGGCACGGCCGGCGCCAGCAGCACATCAAACTGCCGCCCAGCGGCTTGGGAGGTACCTGCGATGACCGAGCAAAAGACCGGTGTCGCGAAACACTCTGCGGACTACCGGGCCCGGCAGAAGGCCCAGGCGAAGAAGCTTGGTATCGAGAAAGTGTTCTTCAACATGCCGGAAGGGATCAAGGCCGCCATGGCTGCCGAGATCGACCGCCACGGCTACGACCAGGTGCAGGAACTCTGGCAGGACCTGGCCTTGTCGTGGATCGCGCAGGATCCCGAGGAGCGGTCGCGTCGTCTTGAACGACCTGACGCGCCAGCTTTTTACATCTCGCCAAAACTAGCGCGCCAGTTCGAAGCGGCCAGTATGGCGGAGCTGAAGCGTGATCCGGGGGATGAGGTCTTCATACCTTGACGGGAGAGGCTTGAGACAAAAGCGAGAGGAGAGCAGTACCGTTATCAAACGGGGACATGCGCGACTCACCGAAAAGCCGTTCTGCAGTTACTCCACGGCCATCGTCATCAATATCAAGCCCGAGGGTCATGAGGTGCACGCATAGACGAAGCAAGGGCTCAGTTGATAGTTGGTGCTGAAGCATTTCCTCTGCAGTGAGGGTGTCGACATCAGCATGAGCAAAGTACTTGTTCCGATAGCCGTCGATCTGAAGCTCTTCATAGATCGCAAGCGCTTGAGCAGCCGCAGTCTTGCCTTTATCTGAAATAGCATCGGCATACTCCTTCTGAAGGAAAGCAACACTCAGGTTTTTATTGCCTCGGCGATCGCCCGCCGGATCAAAGAATGAGCAGACATTCAGAACAATATTTTTGAGCAACGAGTATTGGAGAATCTTGAAAGTTTCTGGATACATCTCTATGAAAATGCTTGATTGCGGCGAAGCGAACAACCGAGCAAATAACTCTATCTCCCGGCTGGTCGAAACCGCCGACGATATGAAGATCTCCACTTCCTTTCGTTTCATTGACTACTACCTCTGACATCTTAGGCCCATTCCGGTCCCTCGTAATACCCCATCTCAAACCAAATAGCCACCATGCCGCCACCAGCACGGAGGGCGGCGCATGCATGGAGAAAGCCATGAGCGATACCGAAGCCAGCCCGAGCCTGGCAACCGGTCACCCGATGGACCCCGACACCTGGCAGGACTTCGTTGCCCGCCTTCGCCATCACTGCAACGGTCAGGGCGTGAAGTGGCACCACACGGCATGCGCCCTGTTCACTGTGCAGCAGAAGCGGATCGACTATGGGTTCGAACCCGACTACGCCGAGGGGACAGCGGTCTGCCTGGATGGCAATACCTGGTTCAGCCCTGAGGAATACTGGGCAGATCTCGACGAGGAAGAGCAGCACGAAATCGACCTAGCTGTGCACGATCGATACGAGTGCAATTTCCTCGAGCTGGATACTGACGACCAGTGGGAGTTCCTGGGCGAACTCGACGACCACACAGTCACTGGCTGGAACAAGCGCTGGGAAATCGTGAATAGCCACTTCACCAAGGAAGCGGCCGAGGCCTTCATTCGCCGCAAGCAGCACGACTACCCCGAGCTACGGGTTTACGTCGAGTCGCAGTACTACGCCTGGGAGTTCGAGGCGATCAAGGCCGCCATCCTCGACGGCACGCTGGTCTACCAGCCAAAGCCTGCGGCTGAAGACGCCGCCGCCTGACCCTCCCGCGCTTTCCCCTATTCAACGATAACGCCTCCCCGGCGAGGGCGGCGCCTGCACGCAAGGACCACAACATGACCCAGCAGCACCGCATCCTGGTGGGCGACTGCATCGAGATGATTCGGGCGTCTGCAGATCAGTCTTTGCATTGCAGCGCTGTGCTATCTCCGCCCCACGCCAAAACACACTGCCGGCCACCACAATCGCAATTCGCGATTATCCCAGCAGAAGATCCTGGGTGATTTTCACCTGTACTGACTCTTGTTGCAGTGCATTGGCATGCAGTTGGACGAGCCGCATTGGCAATAGCCTGACTTGACTGGGTTGGCCCCCACAAAAATGCTGCCACTGCACAAACGCTGATCAGCCCAGCAACAAATGACTTCAAAATTAACCCACGCATGTATCACCCCGCCGCCTGAACAGTTATCGACACCGGCAAAGAATAGTTCAGAGCGAAACTTTGACATGGAGAAGGCTATGAACCCCTACCAGATCACTGGGCCGGCGCAGATCGGCGTGAGTGGTGGCCGCACCAGCGGGCACATGCTCTGGAAAATTCTGGAGGCCCACGGCGGCAAGCTACCGGCAGACGTGCATGCCTTCTTCCAGAACACTGGCAAGGAGCGAGAGGAAACGCTGGTTTTCATCGACGCCATGACCAAGCACTGGGGCGTCAACATCGTTTGGATGGAGTGGTGCCGTGTGTACGGTCAGCCGGACGATGCGCCACGGTACAAGATCGTCGACTTCGAGACGGCCAGCCGCAACGGCGAGCCCTTCACCATGATGCTCGAGTACTACCAGGCATACCGCAAGGCTGAAAAGAACCTGCCGGCCGTGCTGCCGAACTTCAGCAACAACATGTGCACCGCCTACCTGAAGGTGAAGATCGGCGAGAAGCACATGCGAGCCCTGGGCTACGACGAATGGGACTGCATCGTCGGCATCCGCTACGACGAGCCGCGGCGCTACAGCCGCATGATGACGGCCAACGAGCGCGGCAATGCCCGCTGGGACAGCGTCTGCCCCTCCTACGTCGCTGGCGTCGTCAAGGATGACGTGGCGGCCTTCTGGGCCGATCAGCCATTCGACCTCGACATGGATTCGGATTACGGCAACTGCGACCTGTGCTGGAAGAAGAACGAAGCCAAGCTGATTAGGACCATTCAGGAAGATCCTTCCCGGGTTATCTGGTGGTCGGGTACAGAGGAGCGCTTCGGCCAAGTATTCCGCCAGGACCGCCCTAACTACCGGTCACTGGCTTGGTCAGCGGACCAGCGCGCCAGGCAAACGGACTTTGATTTCGACTACCTACCTGAAGATATCGACTGCTTCTGTGGCGACTAGCCGAAAACTTTCAACATTGAAAGCACGCCAATTACCGTGCCGCCTAGTCCAGTTAAAGCAGTACACCATGCAGTAATCGCATCCCGCCTATATTTCTTCGCTTCACGGATTATGGAAATTGCGGCGTGCTCGCCGGCCTTAGTAAGACAACGTTCGCTTTGCTGAGTGATGCCACTTTCAACATCCTCCCACAATTTAGGGTCAGCCGGATCGGGCATCGGCATCGAGAGACCCTCGATCTGCCGCCTGTAGTTTTTTGTAATCAACATGCGCCTGTCCTGGATCAGATCAGACATCTCGCAATAGTAATTATGGTGAAGTCCATAATCGTGAGCTTCTTGAGTATTAGGTGGCCGATCAGCCCGGATTTTGGCCTCAAGCTCGTCAAGCATCCGAAGTTTTTCTCGGAAAATGTAAGAAGCCGGCCGCAGAGCTTTCAACCGTTCACGCCATTCCATCCATAGACCCTCAAGTTTTTCGCACTATAACGGCGAGGTATCCCCATGCCCACAGAAAACCGATCCAGCAACACCTACCGGCACACGTTCACCGCGTCCTGCCCGAGCGACGGAGAGGTCATCGTCTACAGCCTGGAGATCCGCAGCCCTTCAATGATCCGTGTCGAGCACATCAAGACTGCCACGGCGCTGATCAAACAGGGCTGGCACGAGCAGATCGCCGACCAACTTGCCGAGCGCTTCGGCGGCAACCAGGTGATCAAAGCAGTACACCAGGGCGTGGAGATTGAGACGGTGAGGTTGAGCGGATGATCCACTACCACGGCACGCCCATCGGCGGATCGCGGCAAGACGCGGCGCGACTGCTGGCCGGCCGGCACGCCTTGGTGCCTTTCCCGCGCCAGGACGACATGGGCATTGTCGCCGAGGCCTGCCAGTCCTTCGTCTTCGACAACGGCGCATTCACCGTGTGGAAAAAAGGCGGCCAAGTCGATGTCGATGGCTACACCCGCTGGGTGGATGACTGGCACCGGCACCCAGGATTCGACTGGGCCCTGATCCCTGACGTGATAGAAGGTGACGAAGACGCCAATGATCGCCTGCTCGAGCAGTGGCCCAGCAACCTCCCAGGCGTGCCTGTCTGGCACATGCACGAATCTATCGAACGCCTGCAGCGCCTGGCCGTTTCCTGGCGGATGGTTGCTCTTGGCAGTTCAGGACAGTGGCGATCGCCAGGCACCGCAGCGTGGTGGAAGCGAATGGGCTCAGCGATGGATGCCATCTGCGACGACCAAGGCCGGCCCCAATGCCGCCTGCACGGGCTGCGCATGCTTGACCCGGCCATCTTCCAGAGCCTGCCCTTGGCATCAGCCGACAGCACCAACGCTGCAGTGAACGGAGGAAGCGTAAGCCGATTCGGCATGTACACCCCTCCTTCTGCCGGCCAGCGTGCCAGCGTGATCGCTGATCGTATCGAGGCGCACACCAGTTCACCGATCTGGCAGCGCGAGCCACAGACCGAACTCGCGCTGTAGAGAACATTTGTACTCCATAACGCTGTAACCCCTCTCCCCTCTATTCACTGCCGCGATATGGCGGCCAAGGAACCTGCATGCCTGCAAAACAGCATCCGCTCGACGTGCAGAGCGTTGGCGAAGACACCTACATCGTCATGAGCAAGGGGCATCACGACCTCGAGCAGTTCATGGCCGCCGCCATAGAGCGGTATCCGGGATGGGCACTCGGCGGCCCTGTCCACGTCTGGATCAAGACAACCCCAGGTCACGGCACCTACGACTGTATGTACAACATGGTGCCCGAGGGCACCCGCGGATGCTGGCCGGCGACCTACTGCCACGAGTACGGCGAAGGCTTCGAGCGCTACAACGCCGAGATGCAGCCATGATCGGCTGGCTGATTGAGGCCCTGACATACGGCGCCATCGGCGCGCTGATCGGCGCCTCATGGATGAACCAATACAAGGTCGAGCAGGCGACGCGTTGCGTTACCCATCACCAGCGCCAGCTCTCCCCGCACGAAACACAACCCGAACCTACACCCGCACTGGCGCCTGGGCGCTGGATTGATGAGAGGTATCAGCTGTGAGCGAGAAGATGCGTGAGCAGTTCGAGGCGTGGCATCTCGACCGTTACTGCGGCGGTGTTGAGCGCCTGAGGAAGTGCGTGAATGCCGAAGATGTTTACTACTACGCCGACACCCAAACGAGATGGGTGTCCTGGCAGGCCTCCCGCGAGGCCGTGGTCATCCATATGCCTGACATGAAGAGCGAGGAGTACTGGGAGCAGTTCGAGGATGTGGAAGGTGAGTCATTCATCTTCCCGAAGTACCTCGGCCACCTCGATGCTGCGATCAAGGCTCAGGGCCTGAAGGTACTGCCATGACCGACCTGATCGAAGTGAAGACGGCAGACCTGGTGGGCGAAGCGCTGGGGTGGGCCGTTGGCAAAGCCGAAGGGCTGAACCTTGAACTGGTCCCCCCGCAGTACGGCAACCCCTGGCGCGTGTTCGCCCGGTACCAGGGCCAGGCCATCGAGTACACCAAACGCTACAACCCGTGGGAAGACTGGGCGCTCGCCGGGCCGCTCGTCTTAAAGCACAAGCTCAGCATCGACCCACGACGCAACGCGGGGACCTGGGACGCCTATAGCGACCGCTGGGTGAACGCTTGCGAAACCCCTCAGACCGCAGTTTGCTTGGCCGTGGTGATCGCCACGCTGGGTCATACCGTCCAGGTTCCGAAGGAGCTGATGCCATGACCGGCGACATGGAGACACTGAAAGCGCTAGCTCTGCTGGTGGCCAAATCGAATTTGGCCACCAATGATCTCAACGAAGTATTGAGGGCAGAATTCATCGCTGCCGCGAGCCCTTCCGCCATCCTAGATCTGATCGATGAGAACGAGAGGCTGCGCAAGTATGCTGAGCGGTACCGCTGGCTACAACAAGCTACCCCATACGCCCGCGAAAAAATCCAGGAGCTTTCAGTTATTCACGATGCAGACGGCGTCCAATTTCATTGGGACCGATACGATGCATTAGTTGATATAGCCCGGCTAAAAGAGGGCGGGTCATGATGACTATCCCCGAAATTATTGCTGGCATCGTTCTCGTTGTGATGGCCCTCTGCATCTTCGCAACACTATGCGTTTGCTTCATGGAATGGCGGAAGGCGCGAACGCGGCAAAAGGCATGTGATCGGAGCAACGCCAGGCAGCTCAAGATGGTTCACTTCATGTGCAGCGGCTGCGGAGAACTGATACGCAGCGGCCCAACAGACTACAACCAAGGGCGGCAACCGCTCTGCATGGGATGCGTGGAATACCTTTCGGCCTTCCAGCGCCCAGCTGACAGACCGCGCCACCGGCGCTAACCCCTACCCCAACTACTCAAGCCCGCCGACATGCGCGGGCGAGGAGCAACCATGTCTGATTTTCAGACCACGACCGAGCCCGTGGCCCGGAAGCGCCATACCTGCTGCGAATGCCGCGGGCACATCGATCCCGGGCAACGGTACCAGCTGGTGGCTGGCTGCTGGGAAGGCTCGATGGAAAGCTTCAAGACCTGCCTTCCGTGCGTTCAGGCCCGCGATTGGGCGACAGCCCAACCAGAGTGGATGGGTGACGGAGAGCACCTGTACTACTTCGGCATGCTGGAAGAGGATTTGGCCAACCTGGCTCCGGAGGTTTCACCAGGTGACGGCCGCCGTTTCCGAGCCTATCGACTGCAGGTGCAAATCTGCCGCCGGCGTGACGCTGCGCCCCCACAGAAAGCAGCCTGACCACCAACCTGCCGCGACCGGCGGCGTGGAGACCTTCCATGAACCTGATCGACTGCTACGTCACGAAGATCCTCGGCGAGCCGTACCGAAAGTTCGGCGCCTGGTGGGTCGACGTCGAATACAACAGCTGGGGCAGCACCAGCAAAACCCAGTTCATGTTCCGCACCGAGGAAGCCGCCCGGGCGGCGCAGGTCGGGCACCACTTCACGGCCTGAACGGCATGGAGAAAGACATGGCGAATGCCACAGCAGCAAAGCCCTCAAGCATTCAGCCGCGGTTCATCCGGTTCGGCGATGCGCCTGGGTATCTCGGCATGTGCCGGGATGAGTTCAACAAGACGGTCAGGCCGAACGTGCGGGAATTTCCCATCGGAAAACAGGGCGTGGCCTTTGACCGCCAGGAGCTTGATGAGTGGGCGGACGCCTACATCGAAGCCAAGGCGATTGAAAAAGCCACCGGACAGGACAACAATCGGCCCCGCAGCGAGCGCCGAGGAGATGATACATGGCGCGAAAAACGATCACCGGCCTCTACGAGAAGGGCGGTGTCTGGCAAATCGACAAAGTCTACAAAGGGGAGCGAATTCGAGAAAGTACTGGAACTGGTGACCGGGAAGAAGCAGAGCAGTACTTGATCCACAAGCTCGAGCAGATGCGTCAACGGAAGGTGTACGGCGTTCGGCAGGTGCACACCTGGGAGGAGGCGGCAATGCGCTACCTCCTTGAGGTCAAGGATCAGCCCTCCATTCACCTAACTGCCTTGTGCATGAAGCAGCTTCACCCATACCTGGGCCACCTGCCGCTGACGCACATCGATGACCAGGCGCTGGAGCCGTTTATCAGGGATCGGCAGACAGAAAAGGTTCTGCCGGATGGGACCATTGAAAAGGCCGTGAGCAACCGAACGATCAACATCGCCATCGAGCGCGCGGTCCGGGTTTTGACGCTCTGCGCCCGGAAGTGGCGAGACGATGATCGCCGGCCATGGCTGGACAGTGTGCCCATGCTGAGGAAGCTCGAAGAGAAGAAATCGAGCCGTAAGCCCTACCCAATGTCATGGGAAGAGCAGTCGATCCTCTTCAACGAGTTACCGGGCCATCTGCAAACGATGGCCCTGTTCAAGGTAAACACGGGCTGCCGGGAGCAAGAGGTGTGCAAGCTGAGGTGGGATTGGGAGATATCGGTGCCGGAACTGGGAACCAGTGTTTTCCTGATCCCTGCTGACTTCGGCGGGAGACACGCCCGGTCGGGCGTAAAGAATGGCGACGAGCGCCTGGTGGTGCTGAACAACGTGGCCAAGTCGATTATTGAAAGGCAGCGCGGTATCAGCAAGGAATGGGTATTCCCATACAACGGCACCGCGATGCACCGGATGAACGACTCGGCATGGAAGAAGGCACGGGTGAGAGCGGCGAAACTCTGGCAGGAGGAAAACCTTCGCCCCGCTCACCCTGGATATGCCTCGATCAGGGTTCACGACTTGAAGCACACCTTCGGTCGACGACTGCGGGCAGCAGGCGTTACTGAAGAGGATCGGAAGTCACTGCTCGGGCACAAGAACGGCAGCATCACCAGCCACTACTCCGGCGCTGAGCTGGGCAAGCTGATTGAGGCTGCGAACATGGTATCAACAACTGACTCTCGCGGGCCGGTGTTGACGATCTTGAAGAGGAAAATCGGATGAAGTCCCGAAAAACTCCCCACATGCAAAAACGACAAAGCCACCCGGAGGTGGCTAAGTCGTTGAAATATATGGTCGGGACGGAGTGATTCGAACACTCGACCCCTTGCACCCCATGCGCTTATCTCGTGCATTTGCATGGAATGCTATGGCTCATTACGGACCGCCTTAAAGCTAGTAAACACGGGACTATCGGGCTAAAATACGTGCTATTGCCGTCCACCACCTTCCATCCTTAGCCAAGCGATTCGGTGGGGCAAAAGTGGGGCAAAATTCCAAGGCGCTCGACCTTGGCTAGGGGTAGACATTGGCGAAGATCACAGCGAAGCAACTCGAAGCACTCACCCCCGCCGATGACGGTAAAACGCTACGCGAAGAGGGTGGCCTGACCGCCAAAGTTCGTGCTGGTGTACGCGGCGTTACAGCGCTGTTCCGTTATGAGTTCAAAATGGGCGGAACTAAACGCGATCAACGCTTAGGCAGTTGGCCAAAAAAATCGCTTGCGCAGATTCGCGCTGAGCGAGACGAAGTCAAAGCAAGCGTCAGGAAAGGCATAGCGCCCGCGACCGCACGAAAGGCAGCTAAGATCGAGGCTCAAGCTGCGGTCGCCGCAACCATTGCTGAAGCCGAGCGTCATGCTTCAGAAAACAAGACTGTCTCCGACCTTTTTGAAGAGTGGCTGCGCGACGGAGTGTCTCGCCAGGACGGCAACGCAGAATTACGCCGAAGCTTCTGCAAAGACGTACTTCCAGCTATTGGCGATAAACCGCTCCGCACGGTAACTGAAAAAGACCTGCTCAACGTCCTGCGCTCAATCAAAGCCCGCGGCCTGAACCGCACCGTGGTTATTCGCAGCAAGGACATTGGTCAGATGATGCGTTGGGCCGAAAAACGTAAACCGTGGCGCACCTTGATGGTCGACGGCAACCCCGCCGACCTTATCGACGTCAAAAAACTCCTCGACCATGACTATCTGGAACAGCGCGACCGCCTGTTAGCCCCTAGCGAAATCCAAGAGCTACAACAGATTTTCACCAGCCTCGAGCACGACTATGATGCCCTGCCCGCTGGCAAGAAATACTCCGGCATCCGACCAGTGAATTCCCGCGTGCAATGCGCAGTCTGGATCTGCCTCAGCACGCTCTGCCGCATCGGCGAACTCCTAAAATCCGAATGGCGACATGTCGATCTGGAGAAAGGCAGCTGGCTCGTTCCAGCAGAAGCCACTAAAGGGCATAAGGGTAAACGGCAGGATCACCATGTATTCCTATCACCATTCGCGCTCCGACAATTCAAACGCCTTAGAGAAGAAACCGGCCACACTTCCTTCTGCTTTCCCAGCAAAGATGAAAACCGTCATGTAGACACCAAGACAGTCAGCAAGCTGATCGGAGACCGGCAATGCTGCTTCAAAAACCGCAGCAAGCCTTTATCCGGACGTCATCACGACGACTCACTAGTGCTGAGCCAGGGCAACAAGGGCGAATGGACTCCACATGACCTGCGTCGCACGGGAGCGACCATGATGCAGGAGCTTGGAGTGACACTGGAGATCATTGATCGCTGCCAGAATCACCTACTGGGAGGCTCAAGGGTACGCCGGCATTATCTGCATTATGACTATGCCAAGGAAAAACTTGAGGCATGGAACATACTGGGAAAGCGCCTTGAAAATATTCTCCGAGGCCCAGCAACGGGCCACTACTCAGGAACTTATCGAAGCCGGTAA